ACGCAATTTGGGATTTGTTACAATCCGGTTATCTCCGGCGCAGTTAAAGTCATGCTGACTAATTGTAAGCAACTGGTTGGCCAGAGCCAGCTTGTATGCCCACCCACTTCATATAACCACGAACAACGCAGTTGTATGTCGCGACTGTTTGAAAAGCTAAAGCGCCATAACCAGCGACAGCAGCTTCAAACGTAGGAAACCACTCCATAGCACTCGAAGTAGCAGCTACGGCATAACAAGTAAAACCATCATCAGGCGAAATATTAGATGTTGCTTGACGATTAGAATCGTTAGCACCAGCTGTAGAACCACCAGATGTGGTACCACCAATAAGATACGACCACACACTACTCGCGCTAGCAGGCGTGGTAAACGTAGAATTGGTAATACAAAGCTGCAACTTATAAATGTTACCGACTGAAATCGTAGGAGCACTAATTGTAGTAGCCCCAAGACCAGTCGTACTAAAACTAGTTGAATTGGCAACCTCAACATTGGCATTACCAACAACCTCAGATAAAACGGCAGCAAATTGCTGCCACTGAGCTTGAACACTAGGTACTGTTGTCAAGCGAGGAGTCATAGACAAATCCTTAAACTCGACTTGGTAATCCAATATTATATAACCAGGAGAATTAGCAGAAGAAGTCTTAGAATATATAAAAATATCCCCAGCACTCGAATCTGATAAACTCTGTTGCATGCCATAATCTGTAAACAGCCAATTTTGCGTAGGAATCAAATCGATAGTATGATTAGTCCATTGAGGACCGATAATAGTTCTCGAATCTGATAATACAAAAGGAAGGAACGAATTACTCGTGAAATCAATTCCAGGAGCATTCGGATCCTTATTATGATAAAACATCACATCGCCTGCTTGGCTAGTAGGCGAGCTAGTTATATAATGAACCATTAAACGCCTAATCTTAAAACGATTATACAAATTACAAAAATTTCTAAGAATAGTCGTAGGGAGACAGGCTGGCGTTAATGGCAAACCACCAGCAAGCACCCACTCAGTAATTGTACCGGTAGATGCAACGGTAAAACCGAAGTCTCTTCCCACCACTAACGCACCCTGCGGTGTATGCAACACTTGAGGGGCACTGCCTCTCAACGAGTTACCAATAGCCACAGGAGCAGTGTTAATAGTAGACACAGCGCCAAACGTTGGATTAGCTGGCTGAGACAAACCTCGAGTTTGTGCACGACTAGCATTTCCAACCTTTCGTACTGTTTTCTTTTTAGGAGTAGGGACCTTAGCCTTTCTCCCATTCTTATTAGACTTCTTAGCCATATTACACAACTAGAAATTATAAGAATTACGACGTTTACGTCTATTCCTTCTACGACGGGCTTTGCCTGTTGAATAAGGATTCCAATACGAGAATGTATCACAATCGGTACAATTCCCGTTATAAGTAGAACTCGTTTCCTGCACAGAAGCTTGCTGTAAGTTCCCACGCAAATTGGGTCTGTAATCCGGTACTATACCTGACTCAAACTCGGTAACAGTTCTAGGTCTAAAAGCGATATAATTATCGTCGTTAGACTCGCGTTTATCTTTCTTAGGCAGCTTAGAACCGGCTAAACCGTACCCCAAAGCTGCTATCCCAAAAGGTATAGCGAAAATACTTCTGCTTAATTTGTTACCGTATTTCACGGCAACAGCGTAAGTAGATGATGTAAAGTCTTCTCCGAAATTAGATTCAAAGAAGATATTATCAGCTTCGTTAAGAAGCTCCTCGTCACCGTTAGCTAAAGCGTAAGCGGTGTCGTGAAAAAGACAAGTTAAATCTAACCTGTCTACTGGTAATCTAGTGCCTTTCGAAGTACTAGATTGAATTCTACCGTCGGAATAATATAAACCGCAGTAGTTACGTGTAAAGTCCGTTTTAAACGAACTTAAATTAAAATCTTTTTGCCCTACCTAACCTACCTAATGTGTAGACAACAAGTCTAAAGGAAGCATTCGCAACCCTTGGACTTGTATCTCCAATAAGATATAGATTTGAGATGACTAATGTCGACTAAATCTGGTTGGCATTTCGCTAACCAATGATACATGTCCTCAAAAATTTTATAACGAGGCCCATCCCAACAATAGTTCATCATGTGTGATATCAAAGCCTCACCTAAGTGTTCCGGCTTCGTAGTTCGAAGATTATAAATGTGCTTCGTAAACCTGACTGGATGATATTTAATCATCCCTTCATGGTGTTTCAAAACATATTTATCCATCTCCGCACTAACCACACCTAGCTCGGTAG